GATAACTTCACTAAGAACCTTGATAAAGCAGATAAAGATGTTGCCACCTTCGGCGATAAGATTGCTAAGTTCGGAAAGATTGCTGGAGCAGCATTCGCAGCCGCAGGCGCGGCAGCCGTAGCCTATGCAGGCAAGTTGGCCATCGATGGCGTTAAATCAGCAATCGAGGATGAAGCGGCTCAAGCCAAGTTAGCAAACACTCTTCGAAATGTTACTCAGGCTACCGATGCCCAGATTAAAAGCACCGAAGAATTTATCCTTCAGACTTCTTTGGCTACTGGCGTTGCAGATGATGAACTTCGGCCATCGCTTGATCGTTTAACCCGAGCAACCAAAGATGTTGATAAGGCGCAGAAGTTACAGGCGCTAGCACTTGATATCTCAGCAGGTAGTGGTAAGTCTCTTCAGGCAGTTACAGAAAGCCTTTCAAAGGCTCAGGAAGGCAACCTGGCAGGCCTTAGCCGCTTAGGTGTTGGAATAACTAAGGCTGAACTCGCAAGCCTTTCATTCGATCAGATCACAACCAAACTCGCTGGCACTTTTGAAAACCAGGCATCAAAGCAAGCCGATACATTCCAAGGAAAGTTAAGCCGCTTGCAAGTAGCCTTCGATGAAGGCAAGGAAACAGTAGGCGCTTATATTCTCACAGCCATAACTCCCTTGGTTGAAACCTTAGTTAAAAGGGTCATTCCTGCCATTGCAGACTTTACAAATAACCTTGGCGATAAGTTACGCCCGGTAATTCAATTTTTGACTCCGATTACAGACGGCCTTCGCAAGGCCTTTAACAGCGTTCGTGATTCTTTAACAAGTAACAGCGAGGAACTAAAGCCGCTTCTTATTCTGTTCAAGGGGTTAGCCGATTTTGCTAAAGATGTTCTAGCACCAATTTTAAGCAAGACTCTAGGTAAAGCCTTCGAGGTTGTTGGCGTTGCAGTAAGTGCGCTAATTAGTTCAGTAGCCTCAGTAGTTAATTTCTTCGATGATCTTTACAACAAAATCAAGCGAGTAATCGATATATCTAAGCAAATCGGTTCTGCCCTAAATCCATTTAATAACGCTTCATTCTCAACTGGAGCAGTATCTCCAGCAGCGCCAGTAACCCCAGCAATGCCTACTTCACCTATTGCGGCTTATCGCTATGTTGGCGGACAAGGCACAACCAATATCACCGTCAATGGCGCAATCGATAGCGAATCAACCGCTCGCCAAATTGTAAGCATCCTTAATGATTCCTCAGCTCGAGGAACTCTTGGAAGCGCGGCCTTCTTTTAATGACCGTTTATACCCCATCCTATAAAATAATAATCGGTAACGAAGAAGTTACAGATGTAACTATTGCCAACCTGACTGTTACTTCAGGCCGTACCGATATTAACTCTCAGCCAGTTGCAGGCTACTGCCAGTTGCAGTTAATGAACCTAGATAACTCAAGTTATAACTTCACAGTAGGTACCGGGCTAGCAGTTGAGGTAACCGATTCGGTTGGTGCTTATGTTCCAATCTTCGGCGGTTATGTTTCAGATTTTACTATTGCAGTTAATCGCGCTGGGGATCTTGGCTACACAACTCTTGCCACTATCACCGCTCTTGGAGCGTTATCTAAATTACCTAGAATTATCGATAATGGCGTTCTATCTATCGATTATGATGGCGATCAAATCTACAGCCTTCTTTCGGGATATCTACTAGGGCAATGGAATGAAGTTCCAGCAGCTCAGACTTGGGCAACTTATGATCCTACCGAAACTTGGGCTGAGGCAGCCAACATCGGTTTAGGTGAAATCGATCAACCAGGCGATTATGAAATGATCGCTCGAGGGTCTAGTCCGACAGACCTTTATTCACTTTGCGCTGCTATTGCTAATTCGGCTTTTGGTGTTCTTTACGAAGATGCAAATGGCAATATTGGGTACGCCGATCAAACTCATCGCCAAGACTATTTAGCGGCCAATGGGTACACAACCCTTGATGCCAACCATGCTAATGGCCTAGGTTTATCCTCAACTACTCGAGCAGGCGATTTAAGAAACTATTATGAAATAGCCTACGGATCTACTGGGCAGTTTGACTATATTGCTGAAGATACCCAGAGCCAGAGCCTTTACGGCATCTATGGAGAATCCTTTATTTCTAGAATTAAAAATACTGTCGATGCAGAAGCCTTGGCAGATCGTTACATTGCTCTTCGTGCTAACCCTTATGCCAAATTCGAAAACATAACTTTCGTTCTAGGTAATCCCGAGATCGATGATGCCGATCGAGATGCTCTTATTAACATCTTTTTAGGTCAGCCTGTCTGGATTCAGAACCTACCCGGCAATATCACCAACGGTGAATTCCAAGGCTATATCGAAGGCTGGACATTCCGAGCAAGCCTAAACAACCTGAGCGTTACTTTTAACGCTTCTCCAATAAACTTCTCCCAAATTGCGGTAAAATGGGAGCAGGTAAATGCAGCAGAAACATGGAACACACTAAGTCCAACCCTTACATGGATTAACGCGATAGGAGTCGTAGCCTAATGGCAACAACAACAACCAACTTCGGCTGGGACATTCCCCAATCGACCGACTTAGTAAAGGATGGCGCTACAGCCATTGCTGCACTTGGTCAAGATATTGACACAGCATTGGTCGACCTTAAGGGCGGCACAACTGGCCAAGTACTAGCCAAAGCCTCAGGAACCGATCTGGACTTCTCTTGGGTTGCAGTTGATCCGCTAGTAATACTTGACGCTAAGGGCGATCTTATTACAGCTACTGCGGCAGACACTCCGGCGCGTTTAGCAGTAGGCACAAATGGTCATGTTTTAACAGCAGATTCAACCGAATCAACTGGAATAAAGTGGGCTGCTCCAGCAGGCGGTGGCAAAGTGTTGCAGGTAGTAAATGCCACTTACGCAACGGTTACTGCATCTTCTACAAGCACTTATGTAGACACCGGGTTAACCGCTTCGATTACGCCATCTTCGGCAACAAGTAAAGTGCTGGTATTTGTGCACCAAACAGGTATTAGTAAAGGCGCATCAAATACTTACGCGTTTTTAAGATTGGTACGAGGTGCTACTACTTTAGCAGAATTTGAAAAAGCCGCTGGATACGATAACACTTCAAATGTACAAAATGTCGGCGGTTCAGGAATTACATATTTGGATTCTCCAGCAACAACTTCTGCGACAACTTATAAAACTCAATTTGCGTCTGGTAACGGTACTGCTAATGCTTCAGTACAAAGTGATAATTGCACATCAACAATCACACTCATGGAAATAGGTGCATAATGGCTAAAGGTTATGAAGTTTTGGGCATGCTTATTCCTACAGGCGGTTGGGTTATCTATGGGGATGATTTCGAAGGAATCCAGTTCTTAGAGTGCGAGCCAATCACAGAAAAGCAATTCAAAGATGGATTTGCGAAATTTGATGCGTGGGCAGCAAAAGAGCAAGAAGCTAAAGCAGCCACTAAAGCCGCTCTCTTAGAGCGCTTAGGTATGACAGCCGAAGAAGCCGCTCTGCTACTTGGATGAAACCTAAATTATGCAAGGCAGGCAAACAACTCCGAGAACAGTTCGATGATTGTTTCGGCGATCGTGATCGCACCTCGGATGGCTGGATCGGCGATAGTCGGCACTCAGCTCGTAAGTCTGACCATAATCCAGATGAGCAGGGCTGGGTTCGTGCCATTGACATTGACCGCGATCTATCAGGAAAGCCGAAGCCTGACATCATGCCCGATCTGGCGGATCAACTTCGTCAGTTGGCAAAGTCTGATAAACGCATCTCTTATATCATCTTCGATGGCAAAATTGCCTCAGCCAAAAGCGCCTGGCGTTGGAGAACTTACACGGGCATCAATAAGCACCGCCATCATTGCCATATATCTTTTACTAGCAAGGGCGATCAAGACGGTTCGTTCTTTCAAATCCCACTACTAGGAGCAAGCAAATGAATATGAAGCACCCAGCAATAGTATCTATCGGAGCCTTCTTGGCTGTATGGGGTACAACTTCTAACTTCGCACTCGATTACCGGGCGATCCTTGGTGCAATCGTTGCTGGAGTGTTTGGATATGCGACACCTAAAAAATGACACCGAACGACTACTTAAATCTTTATATTGCCACTCTTGCAATAGTGGGTGGATTAGCGGGATATGTGATCACACACTTGCTGTCGGAGATTAAGCGACTCAATGCGCGTGTCGATGAGATCTACAACATACTTTTAGAGCGATAATTTTATTATGGCACGAAAGAAGGCTATCGATCTAGAGGCTTACTCTATTCTCGACCAGTACACAATCGGGCTAAATGAATACTACAAATCTCTTCGCAGAGCAGGCTTTACGGTTGAATTAGCACTAGCCATACTTCTTGAACCTGCTACTTACCCAGCAACTATTCTTCCTGCACCTAACTGGCTGCCACTAACACCCGACCGCATCCCCTATGACGATGATGACGATGAGGATTAATGAAGCGAACCGTAGTCATTCCAGACTTGCAATGTCCCTACGAAGATTCACATGTTGTACGCAATCTCAGTTTATTTATTAAAGCGTTTCGCCCCGATGCTGTCCTTACTATCGGAGATGAAATCGACTTGCCACAAATCAGCCGATGGACAGAAAATACACCGGGCTGGTACGAGCAGACACTAGCTCAGGATCGCGATCGAACAGTTGATGTTCTCTGGTCGCTATTCGAGTATTCCAAAGAAGCCCACATGGTTCGCAGTAACCATACGGATCGACTATACAAAGTAATCATGAAGAAGATTCCAGCCTTCTTATCCTTGCCAGAATTGAAGTTCGAGAAGTTTCTAAAACTTGATGAAATGGGAGTCAAGTTCTGGTCAACGCCAATGCCTATCGCTAAAGGCTGGATTGCTATTCATGGGGATCTTGGCAGCCTTAATCCTAATCCTGGACTATCGGCGCTAAACCAGGCTAAACGCCATGGCCAGAGCGTAATCATGGGACATACCCATAGAGCGGGCAGAAGTGCCTCTTCTGAGGCTTCTAACGGGGTTTTAAGGCGTGTTCTCCATGGAGTTGAAGTAGGACATGCAATGGATCTAAAAGCCGCCAAATACGTTTCTACGCCTAATTGGCAGCAGGCCTTCGCCATAGTTACCGAGAATGGCAAGAATGTCCAAGTAGACCTGATTTACATCGAAAAGGATGGAACATTCCAAGTACATGGAAGGCGCTATGGCAGGGCTAGATGATTGGCCAGACCTAAATCGGACAATCGATGACCATGTTGATGACCAAGAATTGTTACCGTTTCGTTATCAAAATATGCTAGGCAAGCACTAAACCAGATGCCATGCTTATCCCAAGAAGCCAGAAACTCTGGCGGATCGGGAGCAAATAAAATGAGTCAAGCAACACACTATGTACGAGTACAACTTGCAAATGGCAAGGTTTTCAATAAATCATACGCAAACACTTCAGAAGCTGATATCTCATTCCATCTTCAGGATTACAAGCGCGATGGTGAAAAGTACGGCATCAAAGTATTAACAGTATTTCATCAAGATGATTCCATCTGCCCAGAATGGGCGGTGGCATAATGACTATCTATGAAATCGTTTTACTGATGGTTGGCTGGTTAGCCACAGTTGTAGTGTTTTACTCAATGGGCGTTGATGCTGGTTACAAAGAAGGCCGCCGGGCAATGCGCAAGTTTTACGATCAGCAAGATAAGGTAAGAGTATGAAAGCAAATGATTACCTTACAGAAGCTAGAGCCATCATCCAGGATCGTGGTCTTGACTACGGCCATCCGTCAGACAATATGTCCAGAACCGCATCCTTATGGGCTGCATACCTTGAAATGCCAATCGAGCCTCACCAAGTTGCAATGTGTCTGGCGCTGGTCAAAGTCGCAAGATCAATGGAAACTGGAAAAGTCGATAACTACATCGATGGCGCAGCGTACTTCGCAATTAGTGGCCAACTAAAATTAGAGGAGAATGAACTCTATGTATAAGTTAGAAGATTACGAGACAGTAGCCATGCTGAATAAATGGTTTATTGAAAATTACCCAATGGGAAGGACAAACATTGTTATCACTTATCACGATGTCGAAAAGGGGATTATCACATGTCGCGCAGAAGTTTATCGCGATGCTAATGATGCTTACCCTGCGACTTCTAATATTGCTCATGGAGTTAGGGATCTTTATAACTCAAACATGCGTAGGTTTTACGCAGAAGATATTGCTTCATCAAGTCTTGGCAGAGCAATCACGCTTCTTAAGGGAGGACAAACAGCAACGAGAGATGATATGGAGAAAGTCGGACAAGTAGAATCTAAGCCTCCACTTAGCGATTTTAAGCCTTTATCTAAGCCATTCGCGGAAAAGTTGGCAGACAAGATAACGATGCCGGTCGAGGATGATCCTTGGTCAACTAAAACCGTAGCACCTGCACCTAGCGCATCAGAAGCAATAGCCTTAGTCCAGGAATCTTTAGGCGGATCAAAGATCGATGATGATATTCCTAGTTGCGAGCATGGAGTAATGAAGTTTCGCGATGGAGTATCAAAAAAGAATAACAAGCCTTGGGCGCAGTTCTCATGCCAAAATCCAGCAGGCGGATTCTTGGAGAAGTGCGAACCTATTTGGCTTGAAATCGGTAGCGATGGCAAGTGGGTTAAACAGAAAGGGCGCGGCTAATGAGTAGCCTACAATTTATGAATCAAGACGGTGAATGGGAGTCATTCCCTGATGTCGATGTTATTGAACACTACAAGAAGATTCGAGAGAGCGTTAAAGCTTCAGGGATTACCACTCGATGCTGTCTTTGTAATCGTGAATTCGATGTATCAGAGATCGTCATAACTGGTGGATCTTTATCGGCTGGCTTTACCTGGTCATGTCCAGATTGCCATGCAGTAACTCTGGAGTCTAATGTCTCAAAGCCGTAAGCATCGAGGTTTTAGAACCGAGAGAGTAGTAGCAGAGTTTCTGAGGCGCACTTGGGAAGGCGCTTCAGTTGGTCGAGGTAATGGCCGCGATATCCTCAATGTTCCGTTCGATTGCGAGGTTAAAGCGCGTACAGGACTCGATGTGTCAGGGACACTCCGCCAGATCGAAACTAGGACAGCCAAGAGCGGCTTATTGGGGTTCGCTTGCTTTAGGCTTAATGGACAAGGTGAACATGCTGAGGATTATGTTGCCATGCTCCGCCTAGGCGATCTGGTGGAGTTACTGAAATCCGCCGGGTTCGAAGGTCGCAAGGATCTTTATACCGATGTCGATATATCTAAATGCAAGGGTTGCGGTGCTTATGTCTTATCGCGATCTCATTGCTTGAGTTGTGAGGATGAATAATGCCAAAAGCAGGCGATGAAAAAAATGTGCTACCTAAAGCTGCTCACACCTGTTTCTGCGGTTATTCGCTGTTATCGGCTTATGGCTTCTTAGGTCAGATAGAAGTAAGCAGAATGATGCTTAACCACCTGGAATCAGTACATGGAGTCGAGAAGTAATGCCGATCTATGAGTTTGAATGCACTAACGATCGATGCGAGGCCAATCTTCGTTACGAGAAGGAGTTAAAGATTAATGAACCACACGATGTTGAATGCGGATTTTGCCATGAGCCTATGCGTAAAATCTATAGCAGTTTTGGTATTGCATTTAAGGGAACAGGTTTCTATTCTACAGACAAGTAGTTTAGACACGCCGTCTGAGCAGGACTTATGTTCATGGTAGTAGACATGTTCGGTACACTATCGGCTAGAAGCCATCAAGGCTTCAACTCGCGCCTGAAAGGCGTAGCGCGTGTGTTAGCCGTTGTTATTGGGATATCTCTATCTAGCGCAGTATTGCCTAGATTAGAGGCTTCAATAGTGCCAAATAAGAAGCTAAGAGAATTGGCTAACTATCAATTAACAGACAAGCAATACCAATGTCATAACGAGATAGTTCATAGAGAATCATCATGGAATATCAATGCAGTTAATGGATCACACTATGGCTATTACCAATTAAGAACTAAGGCAGTTAAAGGCAAGCCATACGATTATCAATTCTTCATGTACTGGTATTACGTCTCATCAAGATATTCATTCGATGTAAGCAATCCAGAGATACCGGACTATTGCAAAGCATTGCATCATCTAAAGACTAAAGGCTGGCAATGAGTAAGTTAAGTGATAAGGGATCTACTAATGCTTGGCGTAAGTTAAGAGAACAGATCATTAGAAGAGATGGATGTTGCCAACGCTGTGGAACTGAGGAGCGCCTAAGCGTTGACCATATAGTGCCACGCAGGCTAGGTGGCGATGATAATCCAAGTAATTTAGAAGTATTATGTTCTAGTTGCAATTCATCTAAGGGGGGTAGGTTTTTTGATAAGGCAAGGACACCCCCGACCCTTCCTGTTTCTTTTTACCCCAAAAACGACTCAAACAGCCACTATCGGCTCGAATCGGATCAGGAATAGTCATGACGGCTGAAATAGGCTTAGAAGGGCTGCAATCGGTTGAGGTAGGGGTAACAGAACCGCGTAAAGGCTCTCAAGTGCCTAGAATCCGCTCAAAGCCACTTGATCTACCAACCAGAGGCGATGAGATGATTCAGTTCTGCATCGATATTGGAATGCCATTGCTTCCTTGGCAGGAATTACTAGCCCGAGATTGCTTGCGCTATAAGCCAGATAACCGTTGGGCGCATCCACTAATCGGAATTATGTTGCCACGCCAACAGGGCAAATCTACATTTATGGCGCTTCGAATCTTATTCGGGATCTATGTTCTGGGCGAGAAAATGCACCTTGCTACTGCTCACAAGTTAACTACATCGAGCGAAATCTTTTTTAAGGTTGGCGAGATCATTGATAATTCTCAGATGCTCATGGATAACTTCGCCAAGAAGTACGAATCCAAGGGATCGCAAGAAATCAGGTTTAAGAATAAAGCCCGGTATTTAATCCGAGCAGGCAACTCAGCCGCTCGCGGTATTGCTGCTCCAGATGTTATTCATATTGACGAGTTGCGAGAGTTTGACACAGAAGATGTCTGGAGTTCGATGCGATTTACTCAGATGTCTAACTCGAATCCTCAAGCCTATGTCTACTCCAATGCTGGTCATGCTAATTCAGTTCTGCTGCATAAATTTAGGGAGCGAGGTTTAGCAGCTAGTGAAGGAGCCGATGATTCAATCGGTTGGTTCGAGTGGAGTGCCGAGCCAGGAGCCGAGATCACCGATAAAGAAGCCTGGTATCAGAGCAATCCATCGCTAGGCCACACAGTTCATGAAGATAACATCAAGGACAGCCTCTCGGATCGCGAAGATATTTTCCGCACCGAGATATTGTGTCAATTCGTTTCGATGATTAATCCTGTTATATCAGAAGCCGAATGGAAGAAGTGCAAGGCAGAAGATCTGCCTCAACTCGATGTCGAGAAGGATACTTGGATGGCGATCGATCTCAGCCCAGACAGAAAACACGCTTCGCTAGTTGCAGGCCAAAGAATCGAAGGCAACCGCTTCATGGTTAGCCTTCTTCATACTTGGTTCAACCCGGTCAACCTTGATGATCTTGAAATGGCCAACGATATTGCTTATTGGGTTCGCAAGTTCCCAGTTAATGCCGTTGCTTACTCAAAATCGACAGCCTCAGCAGTAGCAGCCAGATTGGCTCCAGCAGGAATTCCAATCCATGAAGTTAATTCGCAGGAATATCAGCAATCGTGCGATGAGTTCGTCTCGGCGGTGTCATCGATGCGGCTTGCCCATGCAGATCAAGAAGAATTAACTAAGCAAGTTCTATCGGCCGTTAAATTAACTCGAGGCGATGGCGGTTGGGTAATGGGCAGAAAGCAAAGCGGCATAGTCTGTGGAGCAGTTGCATCGGCAATGGTTACTCACTTCGCAACACGCGGAGAATCTGAAGTGGACATTCAAATAGGATAATGTCTGGACAGTAGCGTATAATATGTCCAATGGGAATCAGGGACTTATTTACAACGCCAAAGCCAACAACCGAAATCACAGTTGATGCGGCTTCGACACCTGCACCGTTTAATAACACAGCATCTTTTAATCCTTTTGTATTTACTCAATCCGTAGCAAGCCGTCAGCAAGCAATGGCAGTTCCAACTATTGCCAGAGCGCGTAACATCATCTGCTCAACACTTGCAGCGCTACCACTCGAGCAGTATTCAAAGCTCGATGGTTCTCACATGGGAACTCCAGCAGTAATTAATCAGCCAGATCCACGCGTTCCAGGTTCTGCGATCTACGCCTGGCT